CACCGCGTAGGCCAACTGGTTGGTGCTGATGACAGTGATCTCATCATTCAGCGTCAACGCCGACACCGTGATGCTGGTGCCGTTGGTTGCGGTGAACTCAGCCGAATGCAAGAGCGACCCATTGATGTAGACCTGCACGCTGCCGATGACGTAGTTGGTCGTGATCGTGGTCTGCCCAGATGTTGCCAGAGCGCGATAGATCGAATAGGTGCCTGTCCCAAGGTTCACCCAGCCGCCGGAGGTGTACACCCGCACCACGCCGCTCGTGCTGTTGTAGTACAGATCACCGACTACTCGCGAAGTGCCGTCCGGCCGGGTGGTCGGGTCGCTTGTCGCGTTGCCGTAGTAGGTCGTATTCGGAGCGCCGGCCGTGGCAGTCGGATTGCCGTTCGAGTCGAAGCTCAGATACTTGAGCGCCCGCGTCGTCCGGCCCGGCAGCGTCATGTTGATCGTGGTCGGGTCAGTCTGCGGTGCCTGCAGCGCACGGCCCAGACCCTCGGCATTCTGCTGCGCGAAGATCGTCTGCTGATCGAGCTCGTCGTTCAGCGTGTTGGCGAAGAAGTCGCCGCCGGTCACGAAGTCGGTGGTGCGGCTGATCGTCCGGTTGCCGACGATCGCGATCTGCGTTGCGCCGGTAGGCGTGGCAGTCAGCGTGACGAAGCCGGTGCCGTTGGCGTTGATCGTGACCGTGTAGTCGGTGGTCAGCACCAGCAGCGTGTCGTCCCGATAGACCGCGATGTCGCCCGCCGCGAGGATCTCAAACGTGAAGTTGTACGGGCCCGTGCCGCTGGCCGTGTAAACCACGCGCCGGGTGACGTTGTTGATTTGGATGGCCATCGTTCAGTCCTCAATCAGGTTTGTAATACAGGCCGTTGGCCTTGCGCAATTCCTTGAGCTCGTCGACCTTCGCTCGCAGCACCGGGTCTTCAGAGAACAGCTGCTTCTTCGCGACATCCATGTACCTCGAATGCACGCGCTGCACCGTCTTCTGCTGGTCATCCAGGTTGAGCAGATCGAATCCTGGCGTCTGCATCACACGCAGCATCTCCTGCTTCGACGGGAGCTCCTTGCCGTAGATCGTCAGTAGCCGGTTGTACTGGAACGCATCCATCTCGACGCCGTCGATCTTGCGCTCCGGCATCCCGACCGGCGAGCCCATGCGCACCAGCGCATCGTCGACCTCGCTGAACTGCGACGGGCTCACGCGGGTCGGCAGCACCAGTTCGTAGGCCTTGCCCTGGCCGACGAGCACCGGGTCACCCCATAGGTTGAGCGCGGGCGGCAGCGCCTCGCTCGCATACGGCAGGCGCGAGCGGTAGCGGTTGAAGGCCTCATAGAACCCGCGAACACCCATCGGCAGATCCGGGTTGGTGCGCACGTCGCGCACGGTCGGATCGATCAGCCGCTCGATGCTGGCCACCAGTGACCCGTATGCACCAGCAGGCGAGCCGCCGATGACGAAGCCGCCGTATTGCTTGGCGAGCTCGTTCACAATCTTCTTGCCGTCGACCTCGCCCTGCTGGTTGGTGCCGATCAGCTTCGCAATGTCGGCGATGCCCTGCAGGTATGGTTGCTCCTTCAGGTACTCATAGAGCCCATAGGTCGCGCCCAGGAACACCTGCTCGACCTTGCCGGCGTCGGGCTCGTGCCTGGCGTACTCGGCATAGTCGGACGCGATCGCGAGCAGCGCAGACACCGGCTCGAGGCCGGCATAGCTGACGTACTGGTCGCCGATCTTCATGGAGTAAGGCTTCCACCCGTCGCGCATCAGCGCCTCGCGGTCGGCTTTGCGCTCCGGGCCGCGACCGGTGAACAGCCCTTCGGATGCCATCGCTCCGAACGTGGCCAGTACCGCCGACCCGAGCGTCACCTTGGCGAGCGCCATGTCGCGGTAGATGCCGCCTTGAGAGATCTCGTTCCTCCACTTGCTGGACAGCGGTGCGAACGGGGTGCGCTCGATCACCTCGAGGCCGATGTTCGCGGGCGTCTTGAAGAAGGGCACGATGACCTTGAGCGCAGGCGTGTTGAACACGCGCTGCAGGCTGGCCAGGGCAGGGGGGAGCTCGGCAGTAAACGTACCGCGCCGGGCGAAGTCCATCGCCGCTTCGTCGAGATCCCGCGGCGGGTTGGCCAGCAGATCGGTGACCTCGTTCTGGGCCTTGGCGATCGCATCGGCCTCCGGCATGCCGGCATCGATCGCCTCGCGGTAGACCTGCTTGCCGCGCCGGGTGACCAGCGTGTTGATCTGCATCCGGTAGAACACGCCTTTGAAGAACTCGTCCTCGGTCATCATCATGCGACCGGGGAGGGTGACCGCCGTCCCGTAGTAATCGAAGGCCTTGCCTAGCCAGGTGTTCTGATCGACGCCCGTCACCCGCTGCAGCGTCTCGCCCATGCTCTCCATCGGCATGCGCTGCTGCTCGATCTTCGACATCAGGTCGCTGGGCTGATTCTTCTTGAACGCATCGGCCGCCAGCTGCATGCCTTCGACCACGCCATTGCGCAGCGACTGCACCATCGTCAGCGCCTCGTCGTAGCCGATCTTGTCTGCCTCGGTGCCAGGCACCAGCGCACGCCAATTGCGCACGCCAGATGGCAGGGTGTTGGAGTAGAACGCGGCGACCAGGCGCTCGGGGATCTGGTACGCCCCAAACATGCTGTTGCCCAGGATGTTCTTCGCGTGCGACACCGGGCTCGACAGCAGGCCGTTGATGAACGTCGAGAACCAGATGTCCTTGACGCCGGACAGCATCGACTTCTCGACCAGCTGGTTGCGGGCTGCGCGGGTCTCGAGCGTCAGGTAGGCGCGGGCCATGTCGGTCAGCGACCCTTCGCCGCCGAACTCGTCGAGCACCCCACGGATCACGTCGGCGCTGCTGTCACGCGGGATGCGGAACACCGCGAGCGCACGGGCGGTCTCGGTCTGGATCCCCTTCACGCCCTTCTGGATCATGCCGTGCAGTGCCACCTGCTGGCGCAGCTGCAGCTTCTGAGCGTCGGTGGCCTGGCCATCGGCCACCAGCTTGAACAGCCGGTCGAGCTCATTGGCCGAGCTCTCGAGCACCTCGAGCGCCTTGTAGGTCTCGCTAGATGTTGAGAGCATTTTGCCATCGGCGCTGATCACTCGAGCAATGAATCGCTCATCGATCCCTGACTCGTTCGCCTTGGCCCTGATCTCGTTAAACGTGACGCGCTTGGTCTTGATGTCCAGCGCATCGGCAACGCCGGCCACCACGCCAGCCGCATCACGGTCTGCGTACCGGCCCAGGTTGAATGCTTCCTCCGGCGGCTTGCCGGTCAGCGGGCTGAACTTCTGGCGGCGGCTGACCGCAGCCTCGACCTGCTCGGTGAGCTCCTGGCTGGCCTCGGGGATAACGCGGAACCGGCCTTCGGTGGCCATCGGCGGGAGCTCGTCGACCGGAGCCCTGGCGGCTTCCGGGACGATGTTGCGCACGGCTTTGGGCTCGGCCTGCCTGGCCGCCCTGCGGATGATGGTGCCCAGGCCTGCAACCTGCAGCGGCTCTTCCATCGACGGGGTGCCGGTTTGTTCAGCGACATCCGGCATCTCGATCGGCTGCGCCTGCTCCCCCGGCATGGGCTCGAGCGGCATCTCGCCAGGCGGCGAGGCCTCCGGCAGGATCTGCTCGAGGCGCTGTTCGAGGGGGGCGTTAGGGATGGCCATCATTGCGCTCCAGACTGCGGAGCGCGGCCGCCCCTAGTTACGCTAGTCGGATTTCCGGGGGCAGGGTTGTTTCGTCCAGGTCGTCCGGCACCCCCTCCGGGTATGCCAGCCCCAGGTAGTTCTCCCGCGTTACCGGGAGCCCCGCCTTCTGCAGCAGCTGGACTACGAAGTCCACCTCCTTCCCACTCTGGGGCGCGGATCCCGCCTGCTGCTTTGAAGACTTCATTTCGGGCCTCATCGATTGAGAGCTCATTGTTCCGATATTTTAGCCAGATGTCATCGACCTTGCGAGCGTTAGCCGCCGTCTTGAACGTATCCGGGAACAGCCCGCGTACCGCTTCCCAAGTAATCGACTGCATCTCACGCGGCAACACGCCACGCTCTGCAGCTGCCCGGCGATACGCCTCGGTATACAGACCATAGGTTCCCTGCACGCCAGTGATGCTGCTGTTCTTCGGGCCAACCTCACCCTTCACGCCGGAGCCGAAATTGTGGAGCACCTCGCGGCTGTTGCCAGACAGCGGGCGCAGCAGGCCGGCCGCCACCGCGTGCGTGTCGATCGTGACGTGGCCAGCCGGATCGGTCGGCGCGTAGATGTTGTTGTAGAAGTTGCGCACCTTGTGCTGGCCGCCCAGCATCGTGCTGATGTTTGCCTTGCTCGGGTCGTCCAGGATGGCGATCGCTTTGCCGATCTCGTTGAGCGAGCCCCAGGCGACGCTGTAATCCTTGCCAGACTGAGTGCGCCGCAGACCCGCCAGATCGCCCTCAGGCGTGACGATCTCGTGGCCGCGGGGGTTGAATGCCTGGTCGAACGTGCGCAGCCACAGCGCCCGCTCTGCCGGGCTCTCAAGCTCGGCGAAGCTCTTGTTGCGCACCAGGTCGAGCACCGGCTTGTACTTCGGATCCTTCCAGATCTCGCCCGCGATCTTGTCCATGTCGGCGTCCCACTTGAACGCCCACTGGTTCTGCGAGATGTCGATCACGCGCTGCGCAAGCGACACGTTCATGAACCAGTCCTTCTGCGGCGACAGCACGGCGAGCACGCCGGCCAGCGCCTGGTCTGGCTGGTTGTACTCGCGGCCCCAGCGGTCGACGATGTTGCGAGCGCCGTCGTACCAGAGCTTGCTGCGCTGGCGCGTTGCTTCCGGCACCTGGTCGTACAGGTAGAGCAGGTTGTCCTTCACCTCGTTGATGAAGTCCTCCGACACCTGGTTGACATCGGTGGCATCTGTTTTGATGTTGGGATAGGCCTTCACCAGGTTGACGTTGTGCGTGAACGCTGCAGGGTCTGCCTTGGCCGCATCTAGGCCGATCACCAGGTTCTGTGTGAGCGGGTTCTCGGTGGCCTTCACCGCGGTCGGCAGCCTGGTGCTCACCACATTCGCCCCGATCTTCTTGGCCAGCGATCCAACACCACCCTCGGCCTCGGTTGGGGTAGCAGCGACTGCAGCAGCTGCGGCCGGCAGCGCACCAGGAATCGCCTTCGCCACCGCACCGGCAGCCTTGGCCGCGGTACCAACAATCGGCAGGTTCAGAAGCTCGGCGGCCTCCGGCTTCAGGCCTGACGTGCCGCCAATGCCACCAGCGCCACGGGTCGGCATGAACCCGTAGCTCATGTCCTCGATTACCTTGCCGGCCTCGCCGACCGTCAGATCCTTGAGCGTCACCCGGCCAAGCACCGGGATGTCCAGGCCGACCTTGTCCAGCTGCACGCCCGCGGCGGTGAGCGCCTCGCCGAACCGTCCGAGCGCCTGCTGAAACATGTTGCGCGGGATCTCGCGGATCGATCCGGAGTCGGCCGGCACGTCGGTCATCGTCTGCGCGGGAGCCTGCGCGACTTGCACCGGCTCGGGCATCGGCTCCGGCGTTGGCTCGCCTGGGAACTGCAGGTCGGCCATGCGCTGCAGGTAGGAGCTCTCGACTGACATCATGGCGTGATCCCTTCGGCCTGATCAAGCAGCTGGCGCACTCGTTTCAATTCTGAAGCACTGAGCTTCCCGCTCTTCTCCAGAGCAGGCAGTGAGTCTCTGGTGATCTTGCCGTTGGCCTTCTTCTCCCAGACTGTCTCGAGCGACTGGCGGGCCTGACGGGCACTCTCACTGTTGCGCCGTTTCTCAATTCCATCTTCCAGCTGCTGCAGAATCTGGCGGGGCGTGAAGACCTTGCCGTCGCGTGCGGCCTGCGCCTGGATGTCGAGCACCTGCGCCTGGAGCTCACTGCGGCGCTGGAACTCTTGGCCCTTCGGGTCAAGCACCACCACGCTGCCAGGGATCACCGGGATGCCGGCCAGCTTGCTGATGCCGCGGTCGAGCTCGGACTGGTCGCGGCGATCTTCGGAGTTCAGCAGCTTGAGCGCGCCCACCGCGTCCTTCGGGTTCAGCCCCTTGCCGACCATCGACCAGATCTGATCCGGCTGCGTGATCGTGTTGTTGTATATGCCCTGCGTGACATTGAACAGCACGCTGGCATTGCTCTCGGCTTGACTTGGAGAGAGCAGATCTTTCAGCGTACCGATTGGAACCGCTCCAGCCGGTAACTCGATGAGCCTGCCTATCAGTGCTTGGCGATTCGGATCATCTACCGGCAGCGGAAAGATCTGCTCCAGCAGATCGATCGCTACTCTTTCTGCATTACGGTTAATCCGGTCACGCTCGTTCTTGGCTAGCGTCTCGCGCTGGTTCACCGCCACCATGAAGTTGGCCGTGACCTTGGCCACTGCGTCGAAGTCATTGGCGATCAATTGCCGCAGCACTGGGCTCATCTTTCCGGCGTCGCCATTACGCAGACGCTGGAGAGTTGTTTCTGGGCTGACCGAGTTCTCGCGCTCTACCAGGTGCCGCGTCAGCGCGTTGATCTTGGCGTTGCGCAGCGCCGTCTCGAACTTGGTGCTGTACTCGCGCTGCAGGCCTGCGTCGCCCAGCAGCACCGCCTGCATGGTGACGTTGCGCCGGAACACGTCGGCGAGCTCGTCGATCCGATCCGGTTGCTGCGACACCGTGGCCTCGAGCAGACGCACGCCGTTGTCGAAGTCCATGTCGAACTTGGCAATGCGCTGCGCCTTCTCTCGCTTGAGCTCGGCCTCATAGGCGGCGTTGAGCACGGTGTTGCCGTGCGTAGCCATCGTCGCCCGGAACTTGATGGCAGCCTCGGGATCCTGGCTGGCCAGCGCCTTGCTGTATCCATCGGTAAACGTGGCGATCTTCTGGCTCACCTGCTCGCCGGTGGCCTTGCCGTTCTGCACGTCGGTCAGGAGCCTGGCAAGTTCACCGCGCCCCTCAATCTCGAAGTGAGCCGCCAGCTGCAGCCCGCGGGCCTTGCGCAGCGCGTCGGTGTAGATGTTGCCTGCCAGGCCAGGGACGATCGTCGCGCCGTTCTTGGCGAGCTCGATCTGCTCCGGCGTGATCGGGTTGTCGGCCGCGAACTGCACCGCCTCCTGCTGCGCCAGCCGGCCAGCCTCCTGGAATGCGGTTGCACTCATGCGGTCGAGCAGCTGCGCCAGCGTGTTTCCCTGCTGGGCTGCAGCGCGGGCAGCAATAGGCTCGGCCGCCTGCAGTTGAGGCTGCGCCATCGGCACGCCGCCCTGCGCACCGCGCAACATCATCTGACCGGATTCAAGCATCGTGGCCATCAGAGCGTCCTAGCAGCGCGGGTCGCGCCTTCAAGCAGCGTGGCAGTGGAGAGCAGGCCGCCGGTTCTGCGGGTCGTCGCTGCAGCAGACTCGAGGCCGCCAGCCTGGCGACGGGCCTGGAACAGATTGAGCGTCGACTGCAACTCGGTCGACTGCAGCATGGCGCTGGCATCCTCGAACCCGAGCACCTGCGCCGTCAGCGCGTTGAGCTCGGCGATGTCCACGTCGCGCATCACGGCCTGCACGTTGGCGTTCTGTATGCCCTGGATGCTGCCCTCGCCGAGCACCACCCCGGACGCAGCGGCTCGAGCACGGGCCGCGGCATTGGTCTTGCGGAGATTCCGCAGCAGCGTGTTGCCCGCGATCTTGTAGTTCATCGCCTCCATGTCGGCACGCCGCAGCATGCGGCCGGCCTGGATGGTTGCGTACTGCTCGGAGAGATCAGCCCGAACCTCGGCCACCGCCAGCGTGTCGCGGGCCTGCACCAGGTAGGCCGTCTGCTGGTTGACCGCCTGCGCCTGCTGCGCCTGCGCTGCGCCATACGCGCCGATCAGACCGGCGACTGCGTACATCTGCCCGGTGGACAGCATTGGAGCGGCACCAGCAGCGGCAGCGCCTCCGCTTACAGATCCTGGGTCGTAACCGAATACGTCGGCCATCTCATGTCCCCGAGTAGACCGCGATGCGGTAGTCAAGACCCAGCAGCGTCATCTTGAGCGGCAGCGTCTGCGAGATCTCGATCGCCTGCTCGCGGTCGTAGCCCAGCACTCCGTTCACGCGCTTGATGCCGGTGAAGGTCGGCACCGGCTCGTCGAGCAGCGGGTTGTCCATCAGCCGGAACGCAACCGGCTGGTTGTTGATCTCGAGCTCCTGCGTGTCCTTCACCACCGCGCTGATCTCGACGATCCGCTTCTTGAAGCTCACGCGGCTGCCGGTCTGCAGCTGGATCTCAGCCGGCATCGTCTTGGCGTACACGGTGAAGGGCAGGCCGACCTCGTAGCTGAAGACAGACGCCCGGTCGAACGTCACAGTGCCGGATCCGCTCACCACCTCGTTGCCCTGCGGCACGCCGTCGCAGATCACGTTCACCGTCTTGCGGGTCATCACCAGGCTGGACGCGCTGGCAGCAGCGCCGCCGGTCACCGCGCAGTCGGTGTACACCGCATCGTCAAACAGTTCGATCAGGTACTTGGTGCCCGCGAACTCCTGCACGATGCCATCACCGCCCTCGGTCAGGATCTCGCTCCCAGACTCTAGCAGCAGCGCACCGGAAGCCACGCGCTCGGCCACCGTGTAGATGTCTGTCACGTCCACGCCAACATCGATGAACTCGCCATCGGTCACGAACTCAGACGGCGCGGTGATCTGCTGGCTGCGCATGATGCTGAACGCCGCCATCGTGCCGTCGGTAGTGTTGGTGAGCAGCAGCAGGTCGGCCTCGTCGGTGCTAGTGGCGCGTCGGATCGCCATCCGCTGCGGGCCTTTCAGCAGGTGCCCGGACAGCAGCGAGATCCGCTGCGTGATGTAGGTCAGCTGCGTGTCCGCGAAGACGAACTCGTTGAGAGACTTGCCCTGGCGCTGGATGAAGACCGTGCCGCTCTCGACCGACTGCACCCGCGTGCCAGGCTTGATGCCGTTGCGGGACACGTTCTTGAACGTGAACGTCAACGGGGTGATCGGATCTGATCCCTGCTGCGGGACGAAGAACTCGCCGCCGGTGGTGAACACCTGGAAGTCGCGGCCGCTGATGATGTCGGTGATGACGTTCAGATCATTCGTGTCGAGCGTCGCCTCGACCGCATCGTCGTCCAAGTTCTCGGTCGGCACGAACTCGTAGAAGAGCCCGATCTTCGAGCCCCAGATCGTGCTGGGCCTTGATTTGCTGCCGCCAAAGAACAGCCGTCCCTCGTGGAAGCTCACCGTCCTCGGCCACCCTCGACTGGCAGACCAGACATCCTCGTAGTTGTGCTCGAGCTCCCAGTTGCCGGCAGCAACCGCGGTCGTGTTGAAGAACGGGTACTCGACCACCGCGTTGACCACTGTCGAGCTGACGTACTGGACAATCCTTGCACGGCCCTGCGGGCTCACGTTGATGTACTGATTGACCGATTCGGTTGTCCAAGTGGTGATCTCGTAATTGCTCGAACTGGTTGGCTGGGTCGTCCATGCCGGAGTTATCGTCGCGACCTTGGTACTGCCGACATAGTCCTCGATGATCCTGATCTGCCCCGCACCAGGCCCGCTGGTAATCGTGACGTACATACCGTTATAGATGTCGTCGGTGCTGCTTGCAGTCGACTTCAGCGTGATCGTCGACGCGCCACCGGCCTGCGCTGCGCCACTGTCGTGATGCGTGGTGGATGCCGTCAGCGTGATGTTGCCGCTCACCGCGCTCGGTGTCAGCGTCGAACCGTTGTTCGTGTGGAAGTCGATGTTGAATGCGTACTTCGGGATGCTGTCGAAGGTGATGGTGGTGGCCGTCCAGGCGCTGTCGCTGGTGCGCTGGATCTGCACCGGCTGCAGATCAGGATGCACCACGATCAGCGTGTCAGCCGACTGTGTCCAACACATGTCGTCGACAATCGCGCTGGTGATACTTGATACAGACAGGTAGTTGTTCCCGCTGCCGTTGATGTTGGTGATCAGCGCCCCGTTCTTGATGACGTACATGCGCTGATGAACGAAGCAGAGCATGTAGCTGTCGTCGACAGAGAACTGGAACGACACCAGGCGCACACCGTCCGAGGCGTTGCTCGGGAGCTCTGCGACGTACTTGGTGCCAGGCCGGCGGCGCAGCCCGCCCTGGGGCTGGATCAGGACATTGGTCGCCTTGGCCAGCGCGTTGTTGTAGGCCTGCAGGTCGACTCGGGCCCGCAGCAGGGGATCGAGCTCGCCCGTCGAGAAGTTGCTCTGCAGGTCGACGAAGCGCGGCATCAGTACCTCACCGCCACCAGCGTGTAGTCCTCTATCACCCGGCTCGGGTTACCCTGCGCATCCATCTGGCAGGCCTGCCGGAAATAACCCCCGCGCATGTTCTCAGCCGGGTCGCCCAGCGCCACCCGCTGCCAGCGCAGAGACTTGTCCTGCTGCTCGGTGATCGCCTCGGCAATGTGCCAGGCCATCTGGTATTTCAGCAGCTGCACGAAGTATTGCGGCATCGCGTACTCGGGCACGCTGTACTGGTAATCGATGAAGACCGCGGTCAGGTTGGTGAGCAGCTGGTCGCCCTGGATCTCCCAATCCTTGTCGATCGGGGTGCCT